AAGACTAAATCAAAGCGACCTCTCAGCCCCAAAGAGGCAATGGATCTTAGTATCCATAGACGCAAAATTAAAATGCAAGAGCAACAAATTAAAGATATTTGCCTTATGTCTGGTTGTGCGGATGTGTGGCATGAAGCTCAGAGAATACGGGCGCAGTCAGAGCGCGACCATAAAGACTTTTTAAAAACAGCACATATAAGACGCAAACAAAGAAAAGAAAAAATAACTAACTGGGCGATTGCTTTATTTATTAGCGTTTCTTTAGTAGCAATAGCAGGGACAGGTTTTGTGCTACACAATGCTTATGAGAAAGTACAATTAAAAGATGCTAAAGAACGGCTTAAAAAAGCAAAAGAGCGTCAAAGGAATATACGAAAATGTGGTAGAGTTAAGTGCTAATCAGGAGGATGCATGAATAACATTGAGATAGATGGGGAAAACTTTAGTTTAGAAGCAGTGACTGACGAAACAAAAGAGTTAGTGCGTCAGTATTTTTCTGGGTTACATTTGATACAATTAAAACGAGATGAGTTGTTTTTATTAGAAGTAGGCTCCTTAAATCTTAGTCATACATTAAAAGAACGTATACTGATTGATACAGGGAAGATAGAAAAGCAATGACTTATTATAAATTAACACGGTTTTCTGGTTTAGCTCCTGCTGTTTCTGCTCGATTATTAGGGGAACAATTTGCTCAAACGTCACAGAATATAGATTTTGAAGCAGGGCGCATTACGCCAATAACAGAAGAAACAACAACGGCTACATTGACGGCTGGTACAAGAAACTCAATTTACTACTATGAAAATAGTGGCGGTAATCAATGGTTACAATGGGACAATGATTATATTAAAGCAGTTGAAGGGCCTATCCCTGGAGATACATTAAATCGTTTATATTGGTCTGGTGAGACGTATCCAAAAATGTCTCATCGACAAGCAATTACTTCAGGTAGTGCGCCTTTTCCAACGACTGCTTATCGGTTAGGTATACCTATACCAGCAAATCTTTCTATTGCGTTGTCTGGAACAGCTGATGCAAATGCTACTCCTATAGACGTAGCATATGTTTTAACATTTGTTTCTAACTACGGAGAAGAAGGACCGCCCTCTGCTGTTACAGCAACTACGTCTTTTACTCCTAGCACACAGACAATTACTGTAACAAGAGGTACTTTACCTACAGGAAACTACGCTTTAAGTTCTACTCAAGGTACTTTTCCACAAGTTGCTAAGTGGCGGTTGTATCGTAGTGCAGTAGGTTCTACTCAAGCAGCATTTCAGTTAGTCCATGAAGCTCCTGATATTGCAAATACTCAGTATGCAGACCAACTACAACCTGCACAACTACAAGAAGTTATTCCTTCTACAACGTGGATAGGTCCACCAGATGATGACACTACTTTATACCCAGATGGTCCTATGCAGGGGCTTATACCTGTAGCAAATGGTGTGTTTGCTGGGTTTACAGGCAGACGGCTTTGTTTATCGGAACCATTTTTACCTCATGCATGGCCCATTTCTTACCGTATTACATTAGAAAAAGAAATTATAGCTATAGCAACAACAGGTAATGGCATAGTTTGTTTAACAGATGGTAAGCCTTACTTTGTAACGGGTACTGACCCGTCAGCAATGGTGGCAGTAGAAATTGATTTAGCTCAAGCCTGTGTTAATAAACAAAGTGTAGTAGATATGGGTGACTATGTGTTGTATGCAGGGCCAGATGGTTTGTGTGCTATTGCAGGTACAGATGGCAGTGTAGTGACTAAAGGGCTAATTAGCCCTGCACAGTGGAATGCTGATTTTGCTCCTACAACCTACAAAGCCTTTAGGCATGAAGGCACATATGTAGCGTTTCATGCTACAACAAGTGGCTGGGTGTATGACCCACGGGCGCAAGAAGCGGCTATATCTACAACAACCAGTTCGGCAGCGGTGCGTGGAGGCTTCTATAATCCTAAAGATGGGGAGTTAGACCTTATCATTGCAAGCAACGTGCGAAGGTATCGAGGCAGCACAACGAATCAAACAGCAACATGGAAAAGCAAAAAGTTTGTAGCACCTAACCCTGTGTCTATGTCATGGGTGCATATACATGCAGATAGTTACCCAGCGTCAGGTACAAAGAATCGGATACGAGTCTGGGTAGATGGCACTGTTATTGCTGATTACAACATAACTAAAACGGGTAACGTATTTACTCAGGAAACATCTACGCCTAATGGAATTAGTAACGTGACATTACAGGCTCCTACGATGCGGTTGCCAAGTGCAATAGGTACAGAATGGGAAGTAGAAGTGTCAGGTGCAGTAAACATTAATGAAGTTTGTTTGTCTCAGAGTATTGCGGAGATTAATGCAACATGAGTGAGTACGGCACAAGAAATCATAATGTTTCGGGGGGTAGGTCAACTACATTGCCTGGGTTGGGTAGGGTTCCACGAGATGCCAGCCCAGAACTAAAACGTTATCTTGAAGCATTACAAGAGATTATAGAAGTTAGAAATGGTTTTCGGGGTGATGTAAGAGACAGAGCTATTACTTTACGAGAGCTAATAGCAAGTGGTTTAGCCAAAGATTTAGAATCTATGCCGTTTGATCCCAATAATCCAACAGGACAAAATGTTGGGTTCCAACCAACTAATCCCATACCTGATTCAGAAACACCTACAACACCTACTAATTTAGCAATATCTGCAGGGTTTGGTGTGCTTAAAGTTTCTTGGACTTACCCTAATAATTATGCAGGGCATTCACATACAGATGTGTTTCGCGGTACATCTAACAACCGTGCTAACGCTATATTTATAGGGCTAAGTGAAGGTGCTATGTTTGTTGATGCAACTGTTTCAGCCAGCACACAATACTATTATTGGGTTAGGCATGTTTCTGTATCAGGTGAAGACGGTAGTTATGCTGGTCCTGTTAATGCTACGTTACAGCCTGATGTTAATGTATTGTTATCAACGTTAAACGGTGCAATTACTAGCACTCAATTAGCTTCTTCTTTAGCAACGCCTATTGCTAATAACACTACGTCTGTAAGTAATTTAAACGGACAGTACATGGTGAAAATAGCAAGTGCTGATGCAGGAGGTGGGCAGCACGTTGCAGGGTTTGGACTATCAAATACTAATGCACTTAATGGTACGCCTACGTCAGCATTTATTGTAGCTGCAGACAAATTTGCTGTAGTAAATGCAACAAATCACGCAGTGGGAGCTACTAACTCTCCTGCTCAAGCTAATACTCCTTTTATAGTAACTACTTCTGCTGAAACTATTGATGGTGTAGATATACCAATAGGTGTGTATATACAAGATGCTTTTATAAACTCAGCACGAATTACTGAATTATTAGCAGGTAGTATTAAAGCAGACTATGTAGTAGCTGATTCATTTATGTCTTCTCCTAGAATTGAAGCCATGCAGATTAACATGGGGACAATGAATAAAGGATTAACTACGTCCACTACTTCTCGTGCTTTAGCTAGTAGTGGAGCTAACTCAACATTTGCTATTACAGGTACGCCTACTCCTACTTATAATGCAGGAGAAACGTTACGTTGTGTGCCTGATAGTAGTCCTTCAGTGTATATGGATGTACGTGTTGTTACGTTTTCAGGAGGTACATTAACTTATAAACCAGTGCGAACAACAGGGTCAGGTACATTTAACGCTTGGAAGATTACGCACCAGAACCCTGCTAAATGGACAATTAGTAATTCTAATACTCGTAATGGAAGTTTTAGTATTGATGCCAATGGGGTGATGCACGCTAATACAGCTAAACTATCTGCATTAGAGGTTTATCCAACTCAAAATGATTTAACTAATGGTACTAATGTTGTTTTGTCTGCTAACGGAACAATTGCAGGAGCTTTTATAGCTAATGCTTCAGTAAACACATTAGCAATTGCAGGAAATGCAGTGACAGTTCCAGCAGGAGATTCATCAAATACAGCAACTGTTAATGCAGGTAATTCTTTTATAGATATTAGTGGTTACACTACGTTGCCACAATGGGATAATAATAAACGACCAACGGCTTTAATTATTGGTGGGCAAGTAGGTTATTTAGGGGCTGATACATCTGGTTCTGAATCACAAGGAGCTACAGGATACGTAAAATTTCTTATTGAATGGGATATAGGTAGTTCAGGTAGTCCTTCATATTCTTTGGATTCTGGAGCGTCTAATAATACAGTGGCTACTCAATCTTTTAGAACAGGTAATGGGGGACAAGTAGTAACTACAAACCATATTGCTGTTCCTGAACATTTTCCATCAGGTACTACTAATGATGTTATTGGGTGTAGAGTGAAGATACAAGGTAGAAATGAACCTTTTGGATCTGGTGGTTCAAATTTTCGTAGAGCTTCTAGGTATGGATTTTTTGTATTAGGTTCTAAACGATGACAGCTAAAATTGCAGTTGTTTATGAAACAAACGGTAAAATTGCTAGAGTTTGTAGCGGTTCTGAAGAAGGTGTAAAGCTTACATTAGAGCAAGACGGACGCTCTTTTTTATATGTAGATAATCACCCAGAAGAAAATAGTTATATAGCAGATGGTAAAGTTATTGCTATGCCAACTAAGCCAAGTGAAAACTGTGACTTTAATTATGGTACAAAAACATGGGACTATGATTTAACTGGAGCAAAAAGAGAAGCATGGATCAGAGTAAAACTAAGTAGAGAAGCTGACGAATGTGGTACTTTTACGTGGAACGATAATACATTTCAATGTAATGAACACAGTCAGCGTAAATTAATGCTTACTATGCAACGGGCTTTAATTGATTCAAGTCTTTCGATGGCTTGGACACTAGCAGATAATACAGTTAAAACTTTTAGCTCTGCTGATTACTTGAATATTGGTACGGCTATGTCTACGCATATAAATGCTTGTCACGAAAAAGCAAAAGACTTACGTACTAAGATAAATGCAGCAACAACGCAGGATGAGTTAGACGCTATTACTTATTAGATTTTTTCTTTGAGTAACCTTTGTTGGGTTTTTTGTTTTCCATTCGGATAGGTTTTCCTGGTGGTGCATTAATAAAACATTTTTTACCTTTGTGCATGTTAACTCCTAATCATCTCTGTCTGCTAGTGCAAGCATTCGTAACCGTAAACGTTTGCTTCGTTCTGGAGTTTGTCTACTCCATCTGCTGTCATCCATTTCAAGTGCAACCTGCCCCCAAGCTTGATCCTCTACGGCCTCGTTCATGTGTTTGAATTTACCAAGACCAGTTGGCCCCATTTGGAAACACATATTAACAAGAATGTGTTGGGCTTCTTGAGGTAGTTCCTCCCAGCTATCATATATTCTACGGCAACCATCTATAGCAAGCTGCACATCTTCTTGGAATAACTCGTAGCATCTATGTTCTGTAATACTGTCTTCTGCTGGCGCACTATCATAAGCATCTCTGATAGGCAAACTAACTTCTGGATCAGTGTGAAGGATTTTATGCCCTATGCCAACGGTGGCATGGCCTTCTGTGCAAAGATATGCATGAAGTACCTTGCCTTCATCGCTTGCTATTTCGTCATAAAGAATTTTTACATCTACCGCCATACGTATTTTCCTAATATATAGCCAATAATAATACCCATTGCAAATTCAATCATTTTTTATTAAAGCTCTGAAACCCAAAAAAAGCTGCGATTAAGCCCGAAACGCTGATAAAGTACACGGACGCAATATCGCCCAGTATAGACGCAGCTTGGTCTAGTTTCAAAAAAGATGTGATGACAATACCGCTTGGATAAAGCAACATGCCGAATAAGGCAAACCAACACATGTTTTTTTGAGCGTCAGCTTTTTCATTAGCAATTTCAAGTGCCTGTAACCTTTCTGTGGTGGCAAGTTCTTCGTCTGTTACCACGCCATCACCGTCAGCATCGTACTTTTCATACTCACTTCCTGGTTCTAATTCTTTATTCATCTTTATCCTCTGGTTCATCTAGCTCTTTGTAATAGGTTACTATAGATAAAATTTGACGAATATATCTTTTTATTTCTGCCATGTTAACAGATAAGTTTTCATAACCAACAGGGCTAACGCCATAGTAAACATTAGTAGGCGCATTACCTTCTTTTAAATCTGTAAGGTATTCGTCCATAATTTCTGGTGTTAGAACTTTCCATTCAACAGGTTTTGTGTTGATCTTGTTGGGTAAGGGTGGGTGATAGACTGCAGCAGGTTTAGTAATAGTTACTACTTCTACTGCTTTAGTTTCTGGTGTGTATGGTTTGTTTCCTATTAAGCTGCAGCCACTACAAGTTAGTAGCAGGAGAAGTAATACTTTCAAATTCACCTAACACCTCCTTTGTTCCTTTATTGATTATGTTTTCAATTAATTTAGGTTTGCGTAAGCTCAGCATGTTCATATCGTGTTTATCAAATTTACTTTTGAGTTTACTGACTTCTTCACGGGCTTGGTTATTTTGTTCTTGTAGTACATTAATCTTTTCAAAGGCTCTTTGCTTATCTTCTTCTGCTTGTATCACTTGACTGTTGAGTTGTTTGATACTGTTTTCTAGTAACAGTTCATTGTCTGCTGCTTGTCTTAACTCTGCAGCCATTGTTTCTTTTTGCGCTTCTGCTTTATCGTAGTACAGTTTAAATGCACCAGACATAGCAATTAACCCAACACCAAGTAAAGCACTCATTTGCCACATAGAACCTCCTTTAGTCGTAGAAGACTTGGTTTTTGTTAACTCTTTTAGGGATACAGTAAGCCGTAATATTTTGTTGACGATAGTAAGGACGGTGTTTATTACTCCACTTACCCTGCTCAATTGCGCTACTAAAAACGTTGCACCTGTGAATGTTACGAAAGAGCATTTTATCATCTGACACAACCTCTCCTTCGACTAGGACAACAAGAAGGAATGCTAAAACCACGGCTCCCGTTTACCGCCATCGTACTCACGCAAGTGTCCTTCCTTTAACATGGTAGTAAATATGTTTTTCTTTCCGTCATACAGCACACCTAATATTCTTCCGTACTTACCTTTTCCGTGGCTATGTACATGTAAGTCTGCATCTTTAAGTAAATCTTCTAGTCTGGCTTTAGCTGCTTGACCAGCTGTTTTTTCTAAAAGATTTCTTGTGCGTGATTCGGGTGCGTTAACGCCATAGAAACGAATACGTTGATTGGTGAGTGATACGTTGAATCCTAAATCTAAATCAACGTCTATCGTGTCACCATCAACAACTCGCCTTAATGTAGCTTTGTAAAAGTATGGTTGATTAGCCATTCTTTTTACGTTTCTTTTTTCTAGTGGTAAAAGCTTCGTTTTCAGGAGTGTCAGGATCGTCTTTAATAAAGCGTCCTTTAGAATCTCTGGTTCTGACTGTTTCTAAATGCTCTGCAGTTTCGTTTGCAATGTTGCTATCGCCAAGAAAACTGGATAGCCATTTAAAGAATCCCATAGTGTCCTCACTTTCCTAGTTAGGTTAGGACATTATAGTAAAGAGATAGAAAAAAGAAAGGCCCAAGTGGGAGATAACTTGGGCCTTCTTCAAGGTGGTACATCCATGAAAAAAACTTATGTTTAAATTTGGAGATTCAAACAAGATCATCGTACTGGTTTTTCTATATTGGTGCAAACATTTAAGATGAAATTAGATAAATCAGAGGGTTTTACAGCTTTTTTCAAGAAATTTTCTTTGGATATAGGTTTATTCCACTGTTTATCCTGCAGAATTAGTACATTTTTGTCTTCAGTACCTACTACCACAACAGCATTATGGCCCATATCAACAAAGTTATTTAACCATTGTAGTTGTAATTTACTTAGGTTGATTTTAATTGGAGTAGTTTTAATCTTGGGTAACGCTGGCACGTATTTGTATTCGATAAACAAAATAGCTTTGTTTCCTGCATACATAGCATCTGGTACACCATTAGTATAGGAGTCGTGTATTTTCCATTTGTATAAATCAACGGGAAGTTTGCGGTGGACAGATTTTACAAAGCTATGTTCGTTCATCCGTATCAGGCAGTTCTTGCTCTAAGCGTTGAAGATACCAGATGGCTTTTCGTATGTCTTCTCTTGGTTTGCTTTTGTATTGGTATCGCCACAGGTATTTCATTACTGCACCTTTAAGATACCCAAGGTATTCATTATGGGACATGCTTGCTTTGATACCATCAATGCATTCGATGTCACCTTTGGTGTAATGGGGTGGGTGGTTAACGTTATCGTCTACTATGTGTCCATTAAAGGGCATTAAGTTACTCCCCATTCACAAGGAGCAGGGTTTCCTGTTTTGTAGCTGCACCAACGGCACGCACTTGCACTAGGCGAAGGCGTAAAGTTTTCTTCTGTAGTCATAGCTACACCACGATTGTGCCAACTTGCAGCAAAGTTTAACGCTTCATTGCGAGTATAGAACTTTTTAGTAGTTTGTTGTTTATCGAGATACCAGAGTTCTGTTTGCACTGCTTCTATTTCTGGGTAACGATAGAATGTACCGATGGCATACAGTAGACACTGTTGCCCATGCATTATTTCATTGCCCCATTTTTTGCCTGTTTTGTAGTCAATGACTCT